TTCCCTTTTGCCCAACAGATGTATTCCATGAAGCCTGTAGCATGGCTTTTCGGGAATCGAATCGTATTTACGATATATGGCACAACGGCGGCAGATGCGATGTATATTGTATTTACCTTTTACACCGTAACATACCACAGGATAACCGTCAGCAGTTCTCATATTCCGCCTTTTTCTTCCGTTTCAGCCTTCTGATGAAAGACTTGACCTTGTTCCTAACCATCTCTGTTATTTTGTCCGCATCCTCGGCAAAGGCACACTGGTAAACCATATCCGTGCTTCTTGACATGAAGTCCACTTGAGCTTTGGCGGCTTTCCCGCATTCGGAAATCTTGTCAAACATCTCTATACGGTAATCAGGATGATACTTTTTTAAAATCTCGTTACAGTCCATCGTAAAGGTCTCAACCATATCGCACAGCATGATGATACTGTTGGTAAGGACGTTTATCTCTTCCCTGTCCTCTTCCGACATTTCACGCATGAAATTATCCATGGATTCCGACATCCCCTCATATTCGGAAAGGTATTGGTTTATGACACGTTTTTCTATACCGTCCATCATCTGTTTGAGTTTCATTGCCTCCATATAGCGGCGTGACCTGAGAAAGGAAGCGCGCCTTTCCCTCAACTTAAGCATCTGCCTGTCCTCATTGATCATCTTTTTCATCCGTTCCACCACATCCGCGGGGAGGTCGTTTACGGTCAGCTTATTTCTCATGGATTGCCCCCTTTCTTGTTGTTTGTATTCTTGTTCCCGTCCTCTTTCTTCGCCCTGTCAATCCATCTTTGGAATTTGGCGGCTACAAGAGGACAGTGTATGCGCAGGTTTCTGTCGCGTTCCGCTTCCCATTCACGTATCTTTATAAGCGTTTCGGTATTCATGATTCTTTTATTTTGATGAAACTTAATATATGCTTGATAACTTCTACAGTCCACCCATTCCCAAGCATCTTGTATTGTTGAGTGTCACTGCAATTCCATATATACCATTCGGGTACAGTTTGAAGCCGTGCACACTCGGTTGGGGTAAGACGTCTAATATGTAAATTACCGTTATCAACTAGCGTCATGCCGTTTGCCATTGCTCCTTTATATGATGAAGCAAAAGCCTTACTATCTATATTACATAAATTTCTCTTTATATATTTATTTGCAATTGGAGTATCAGTAATATTGGATATACCAATTAGAACACATGGTTGTGAGCTTCCGTCATTTCTAGCCCTTGCCAGCAATGTACATGACTTACCTGATTTTATTTCACGGAAATGTTTTTCTCCGAATGTACGTATAGTTCCCGAAACAACCACTAGATTATCCTTTTGTACGGTTGTAAGGCAATTGGTTTTTCCATCTTCCCTAGGTTCAAGCTGTTGGATGTTCTTTCTCTGTTCCTTTACAAGTCCGGCTTCATATTCCTTTCTTATCTGTTTACCATATTCGGTTCTTTTTGGAGTAAGGCAGGCTGATTCACGCCCTCGCATGGATGCACAGATATAATCCGTGCTTAAATTTCCTTTGACCTGCCCCGAAGCCGTCAGGCAATAGCTTTTGTCATCGCCATCTAACAACCTTATTTCCACATTCCGTTTTTCCTTATGAATATTCAGCCAATCCACCATTTTTCTGCTCAAAAAATATTTCCTGCACACTTCTTTTTCCAAAATATCTTTCAGCAAAACACCTCGGTCGGCAGGCTGCGGAATGTCGCTATAAGGATATCCGAACAGACCTTCATGCCCTACACGGATATTCGTCCAATAAATCCTACGCCTGTTCTGTGCGCTAACCAACGCAGAATTAATATGCACCCCACGTAACCCGATAGCCTCACTTAATACACTTTCCCATTTTTTCTCCATTTCCACATTTTCCAGCAGGAACAACACATCAGGATTATATTTACGGATATCCGTCAGAATACGCATATATTCCCAAAACAGATATGACTGTCCTTCAAATTGGAAGCCGTTTCCCTTCAACTCCATGTATCTTTCAAGCGTATATATCTCCTCATTCCCTTTTGTTGACATCCCTATACGTTTCCCGGCAAAACTAAATGATTGGCAAGGACTTCCGCCAATCAGCAGATCTATATGTTCCAATTTGGAAACATCAATGTCTGTAACGCTTCCCAAATGGATTACCTCGGGAAAATTCAGTTTCACTTGAGCTATCGCATATTTGTCCACCTCACTGGAATATCCTCTGTCAACCTTAATGCCAAGCTCACGCAAGGCAATCCATCCACAACCCATGCCATCAAACAGTGATAATACATTCATGATTTCTCTTTCTCGTTATGATTTTTTTGAAAACTGTTGCAAATTTGCCCATATCTGTCACAGGCACACACTCTATGTCCTTTAGCCTTACAATACGCAGAATTGTCCCCGAAGTCCGAGGCATTCTTGCAATTCCGGCATTTGACATATACGAGTTCCGATTTGACTTTCTTTGCCATACTCATGGTGACATAAGCATTTTTCTGGCTTCCTCATCTCCAGATTCCGCCCGGCGTTTCAACTCTTGATATTCAGCATAAGAGATTCTGTTATTTCCACGCTCCTCTATCTCTTTTTCACGTTGAAGCCTGTATCGTTCACGCTCATGCCGCTCAATGTCAATCCTACGCTCCTTAACATACTCCAGAAGAGAGCATGAAATCTTCATCGGACCAATAGAACCATAAAATTGCCCATATTTCCCTAATTTGAATCTGGATATGAAGTTGCATATTTCAGCCAAATTCATCCAATAGTATTCACCTAGGACAAGAATACAAAGTTCATCCAGTTGTTTGTCGGTTATACCCTTTCCCTGCTCGGCGTAATCGTTAAGGCTGTCAAACTGTACTTTCAGCCACCTAAGTGCGTTGTCTTCACCATACACAGAACGGATGTTTGCAAGCGAAGGTATGTTGTCATTCAAGGCGATATCCGCAAGTGTAAGATTTGATTTTGCCAGCTTGCCTTGCAAATCAGGATTGTAATCAACCGCCATCCGGGATGGTGTTGGGTATTTCTCAAGTAGAGCCAACTGCTTTTCGTTTAGCTTCTTGTTCTGCAAGGAATTTTGCATCCGCTTCTGCGAACTCAGCCATGAGTCTAGATTTTCTCCGCTCAGAATCAATTCGCTTCTGCTCGTAGATGTTATGGATAATTGGTTTTGATTCATAATTGGCTTTCTTGTTAAGTTCAATATTTAACCATCTTGCAAAATGTGATTTTGCATCCTTCGGAGATTTTCTCACTTCTCCCTCATTCTGTAGTTTTTCGAAAAAACGCTTTAAACACATTTCGAACATGTCTATCGTAAAATCCTTATGGCCAGAATTACGTGTATTCATCGTTACGATTTCAATCCAGCTCCTATCACCTGATAGTTCATCATAGCATTCGCTTAATGTTTTGTCTACAACCTCGGAAGGGGGAAACTTTTCTTTATCTCTCGATAGAGAGATTTCTTTTTTTTCCTCTTCCTCTTCCTTTTCCTTTTCCTTTGTAGTGTTCACGTAGTGTTGACGTGGTGTTGACGTAGTGTTCACATCGTCATTTTCCAAAGCTTTATTAATCAGCATCTTAACATATTCCTTATCTTTACTTATGTAAGACTTGTCGTATCTCTTATCAAGGACTTGATGGCTACGGAATGTGCGGATAATGTAATAACTTTCTTCTGCAGGGCGTTTCTTGTCGCCGTCAAGAATAATAGGGATTAACATCCGGGCATCCACTAAGGCACCTATCCACTTTTTTATTTCAGATACACGCAAATTTTCATCATAAGGGAATATCTGGGATTTGAGTAATGCTGCATTGGCTTTTATCACTCCGTAATCATCTGCAAAGTTCCAACATCCAATAAAAAATAATCTACATGGAATAGGAAGTTTTCCAATATCTTCATCTTCCCAGAATTCGGGCTTAATGGTTCGTATACGTGCCATGCTTATTCCTAAGTAAATTAAATTCAATCATGATAAAAAAATAAGCTCTATATTTTCATTGTTTCTATTTGTGGAACTCGGAAACAACTACTCATACAGAGCTAAATTATATCTTTATCATACGAGAGTTCCACCAATCGCATTCATTATTTTCACGGTGTAAAGCTAAATAAAAGTGACGTAAAAACAATCATTTTATACCTTTTATTTTCCCGTTATTAACTTTTTTTCTAATATCCCTTCCTTTGTAATGCCAAATCCTGCTTTGCAAATGATATTTGAGTACGTATGTTATCTCCAGCGTGAACAAGAGTTCGATTTATGCGATCTAGCCATACGACCAACTGATTAGCAGTCACACTTTGAGCTGCAACGAACTTAATTGCAACAGTTGCCGGAACTCGTGACAAGAATTCCATGTGTTGAGAATACACGTTTGCTGTCACTTGGTCTTGATATGCCTTTGCATCCGCCAAAAGTTTCCCACTTCTTGCAAGGTAG